GGTCTCTCCAATGGCTCCAGGGTTATGAGGAGATTGTCCTGTTCTTCGACAATGACGAGGCAGGCCGTAAAGCGGCGGAGGACGCAGCAGGGGTCCTACCACCTGGCAAGACAAAGATCGCAAGACTTGAGGAATACAAGGATGCGTCAGATGCTCTCCAGGTCAATGACACTGAAGCGATTCGTCGCGCTATCTGGGATGCTAAACCGTATCGGCCGGACGGCATTGTCGATGGCAAATCCCTATTAGATTTAGTAACAACACCAACACCACCATCAGATCATGACTACCCCTTCACAGGACTCCAATCAAAACTACACGGCATCCGCTTTGGAGAGCTGCTCACAATTACTGCAGGTAGTGGAATTGGCAAAAGCTCCTTCTGTCGTGAGCTTGCAACTCACCTACTCACCAAAGGAGAACGAGTCGGGTACCTGGCTCTTGAAGAAAGCAACCGTAGAACGGCTCTCGGACTGATGTCCGCTGCTGTAGGTAAATCACTTCATATAGGTAACCATGACAGAACTACCCTCACCGAAGCTTATAATTACAGTCTTGCTAAGTGGAACCTGTTTCTTTTTGATGGCTTCGGTTCTTTCGACCCGGATGTTATCTACAACCGAATTGAGTACCTTGCTTGCGGGTTAGATACTAAGGTCATCTTCCTTGATCACTTGTCTATCCTGATGTCTGGATTAGAAGGCGATGAGAGGCGGATGATTGATGTTACTATGACCAAGCTACGTTCTCTTGTAGAGCGTACTGGTATTGCTATGTTCCTTGTATCCCACCTACGACGCACATCCAATGACACAAACCATGAAGAAGGTGCCCGAGTCACACTTGGACAGCTTCGAGGTTCGGCAGCTATTGCTCAATTGTCAGATGGAGTTATTGCGCTTGAACGGAACCAGCAAGCGGATCGAGGAGGCTCTTCAACGACTGTGCGAGTCCTCAAAAACCGTTATAGTGGGGAAGTAGGTGTAGCTTGTCAGCTTACCTACGACCTTGATACTTGTAAATTTACTGAGACTGAAGCTGATGACTTCGACCCAACGACAGATTTCTGAAGACGGATACCCCAAGTATCTCGATGCTGAGAATGACCCATACACCTATCTTGTAGCACCAAACCCTCCTACCACTGAGGCAATCAAGCGAGCACAGTTCGTTGATAAGACCTACAAGTGGACTGGTAAGTGAACCTGATCTTTGACTTAGAGACTGACGGATTATACGATGATTGCACCAAGGTTCACTGTATCGGCATCTATGATCTCGACGCTAAACAAACACTTGTCTTCAATGACGAAGGTAGTGAGCAACCTATTACAAAAGGTGTCCAACTACTTGAGGATGCCTGTTGCCTTATTGGTCACAACATCGTTGGCTACGATATTCCTGTGCTCCGTAAGCTCTATCCTTGGTTTACCGTCAGTGCTAGGGTTGTGGATACTTTGGTTCTCAGTCGCATTTATCACGCTGATATGTTGAAGCTGGATCAAAAGCGTAGGTGGAAGAACATGCCACCACAGCTTCAGGGACGCCACTCATTGGAGTCCTACGGATATCGGCTAGGTGAATACAAGGGTGAGTTCGGCAAAGATACCGACTGGAAGATCTGGTCACAAGAGATGCAAGATTATTGTTTACAAGACGTACAAGTAACACAGAAGTTATGGCAACACTTCCTCCCATACCTGACTTCATCCAACTAGAGCATGACGTTGCAACAATCCTCACCCAACAAGAGATACATGGGTGGTGCTTTGATGAAAGAGCTGCATGGGAACTTGAGTCGAGTCTCCGACGAGAACTGGAAACACTTACTCAACTACTACGCAACAGGTACCCTCTCATTAAAGATAGAGAGTTCACTCCTAAAAGAGTTAACCGAACCACAGGATACGTCGCAGGAGCTCCTCTCACTAAACTAAAGGAGTTCAACCCTGGTAGTCGTGATCACATTGCATGGGTCATGAAGAATCATCATGGTTGGATACCGGACAAAGAGACAGCAAGTGGCAAGACTGCCATTGATGAGACTGTTCTAAAGGACATAGGTACGGAGGAGTCGCTGCAGTTCTTCCGTTGCCTTGAGTTAACTAAGCAGCTTGGTATGTTGTCTGAGGGCAAGAATGCCTGGCTTAAGCTAACCAAGGGTAACCGTATCCACCATCACTGTTCAGTTTCTACTAACACGCACAGATGTGCGCATCGTAATCCAAACCTTGCCCAGGTCCCGAGTGATCTTAACTTTAGAAAGCTATTCACCGCTAGTCCTGGCTATGTCATGGTTGGTGCTGATCTCGCAGGGATTGAGCTTAGAATGCTCGCACACTACCTTGCTCGATATGATGGAGGCCGCTACGGAGACGTACTTCTCAACGGTGACATACACCAAGAGAACGCCGACAAGATAGGCATATCAAGGCGACTAGTAAAGACTGTTACCTATGCGTTTTTGTATGGGGCAGGCGACCAAAAGATAGGATTCAGTTATGACCAAAGCCTTTCCCCGAACAAGGCAAAAGAAAAAGGGGCTGAGATACGAAGTGCTTATGTTGCTGCCATTGACGGTTTGGATAGTCTTCTTACCGCTGTTCGTCAAGCAGGTGAGCGAGGCTTTATCAAGTCAATAGATGGCCGTAAGATTGCAGTAGACAGCCCGCACAAAGCTCTCAACTACTTGCTCCAATCAGGTGCAGGTGTTGTGGCTAAGCGATGGATGGTAATTGCCAACAACACCTTCTTTCATAATCACACTCATCAGCTCGCATTTATCCACGACGAGCTGCAATGGGAAACAACACCAGACGCTGCTGAGATCCTCAAGCTTCACCTTGAAGAGTCAGCTGCATTAGCTGGTGAATACTACAACCTCCGAATCCCTATTGCTGCCGAAGGGAAGATCGGATCCACCTGGGCAGATGTTCACTAATTATGGCTGTTAAATCAAAGACTGCACTTGGACGTGTTGAGTTCAAGTCCCGTGCTAAATACAAGCGTACCCGTCAAGGTAATGGTACTCGATCTCTCCCATCCCATGGGCGTAAGCTTCGTAGGGGACAGGGTAAGTGAGCCTATTGATTGACGCTGACTTTATCGTTTATAAATGTTGTGCAGGAGCTGAAACAGAGATTGACTTTGGAGAAGACCTCATCGTTGTCACCTCCAATTTCAAAGAAGCATACGAGTATGTCGAGCGAGAGTTATATCACATCGCAACAGACCTTGGATGCTTCGATGACTCTATTCTGTTTTTCTCTGATTCTATTAACTTTCGTAAATCTATTGATCCAGCGTATAAAGGACACAGAAATCGAAAGAAGCCGTGCGGCTACAAAAGGGTCATCAACAAACTCAAGGAGGAGTACCCCGTTGTTGTGATGCCTACACTGGAGGCAGACGACGCTCTTGGTATCTACGCCACCAAGGAGCCAGGACACATCATTTGCAGCCCCGACAAGGACATGCGACAGATCCCTGGCGACCTGTATGACCTCACTGATGGAGTGACCACTGTAGCGCCTGAGGAAGGCCGTAGGTGGCACCTTATTCAAACACTTGCTGGTGACCAAACAGATGGCTACGCTGGTGTACCTGGTATTGGTATCAAACGTGCTGTTGCTCTATTTGAAAAAGAGGGCTACACCTGGGATACCGTAGTTAAAGCATTCGCTGAAAAGGATCTTGGAGAAGATGTGGCTCTCATGAATGCTCGCCTAGCTAAGATTCTACAATGTGATGACTATGATTTCACCAATAAAGAACCAAGACTTTGGTCTCCCAGCTCCAGTGATCGAGTTAACGATGGAGCAGCAGTTCAAACTCAAACAGATTGAGAATGCTCTGCGTGATCCAGAGACAAAGCTAGAAGATGTTATTACTATCTTCATGGCTCTTCAACGCCAAAACTTTACTCTCTGTAATACAGTATCCAACCTAGTCAAGAAATGGCCGACTCCAATTCCACAGGCCCCAACTACTACAGGCGAGGGTCAATTCAAGTTTGGGACTTCATCCGAGATCAAGGACTGAACTTCCATCTTGGCAATGCAATCAAATACATCTGCCGTGCTGGTTACAAAGACAGCAAAGTAGAAGATCTTAAAAAAGCAATCCACTATCTTCAAAATGAGCTTGAAAGCGAAGTCATTCATCAGCGTCCAGGCAAAACAATTCCGGAGAAGTTTCCGGGTCAGGAACAATACGAGTCCAGCTTCACGGACTATGCAGCGGACTTTGATCGTTGAGGAATTCAAAGAGTTCCTTGAAGCTGAGAATCAGTTACTTACAGGATTCGTAGTTAATGCTACCGATACCCTCAAAGAGTTAGCTGATCTAGTCTATGTCTGCTATCAATACGCAGAAAACCTTGGTTGGGATCTTGATGAAGCTCTCAACCGTGTCCACCGAAGCAATATGAGTAAGCTTGGGGAGGACGGAGAACCTGTATACCGAGAGGATGGTAAAGTCCTCAAGGGACCTAATTACGAACCACCAAACCTTAGTGATCTTGTCTAGTATGTCCACTGATCTTATTGCCCGTACTGGGCGCGTTCAATCTTGGATCGATGATCCTACCTCACGACTCCCTGTGTCGTGTACAGTATTTGTTGTAGAGGACACCATGGAGGGTCCCAATGGAATCGAAGCCTCTTGGCGATTTGTTTCGCACGCTCTACGCTATGGAGCGGGAGTTGCAGTCCATCTATCTAAACTCCGGGCACGAGGAGAGGAGAATGATAAAGGCTTGGTTGCATCAGGCCCCGTATCTTTTGCCAAGATCTACTCAACACTAAACGAAATCCTTCGACGTGGGGGTGTATATAAGAATGGTGCAGTGGTTCTCCACTTGGACCTTAATCACCCTGACGTGCTTGAGTTTATTACTGCTTCTCGGGCTGAGCTTCCTTGGGTTAAGCGCTGCGTTAACATTAACAAGCATTGGTGGGAGCTTGCTACAACTGAAACCAAAGAAGCCCTACTTGATGGTATCAAAAAGGGTGACATCTGGCTCAACAAAACAAAGGTAGACAAGAATGGAAATCGAATCAGGGGTAACGTATGCTTGGAGGTATACCTCCCAAGTAGGGGAACCTGTTTACTTCAACATGTCAACCTCGGCGGATGTGAACTCAATGACATTCAAGGTGCGTTTGTTCACGGAATGTCCGAACTGTGCAACCTTCACGGAAAAACAAATGTTGGCGAAAGCGGAGAATACCTACCTTCAAGCACAGATCGCCAAGTTGGTCTCGGATTGCTGGGACTTGCCAACCTTCTGAGGCGTTATGGTATCACCTATGAGGTGTTCGGTAAAGCACTGAAGGATATCAACGATGGGCAGATGGCACAGACACCTGCTCATATCCTTGCAGCGGAGATCAATGCTGGTGTGACTGCAGCAGCACATACCGCCCGTATCAACAAGATGGATCGAGCGTTTGCTATTGCACCAACAGCATCTTGCAGTTACCGCTACAAAGACCTGGATGGGTATACTACCTGTCCTGAAATTGCACCTCCTATTGCCCGCCAAGTCGACCGTGATAGCGGTACCTTCGGCGTCCAGAGCTTCGACTATGGTGATGTAGAGATCGCCTCTGAAGTTGGCTGGGAGAACTACAAGCGAGTTACGGACGAAGTTGTCCGTATGCTTGATAAGACGGGACTTCTTCATGGTTACTCATTCAATAGCTGGTCCGATATGATCACCTATGATGAGCAATTTATTGAGGAGTGGCTGGATAGCCCCCAAACATCTCTTTACTACTCACTCCAAGTGATGGGAGACGTTCAGGATAAATCCAGCGCATATGCAGCACTGGATGAAGCTGAAGTCGATGATTACCTGGAGTCTATTCTAAACGACCCGGCTGGCGCTAGTCAGCCCCAAGCTCCTGATTGTAATTGCGGCGAATGAACCCTTATCAAAAACTACAACAACGTAAGCGTACCTGGACACCTGTCCAAACTACTGCTGGAACCGTTCGTGATGGCTCACAAGAAACTATCTACCGTGCGCTTGCTATGCGGCACATGGAGCTCCCCGTTGGTAGCTTCATTCAAGATGCCCTTAGTGAAATTCCAGCTCTATCGGCAGACCTACTCCGATCTAATGTCAAAGACGAAGAAAACCACGACCTGGCTCTCGGTTACATCGCCAATGCTTTGGGTGTTGACGAAACTGCTGAAGCCGAAGCAAAGCGCCTTAGGGATGCTTGGGAAGCGCATCCTGATCACACAGTCCTCAAAGCACTTGTTGCCGAGCGTGCAATTTTCTTCGTACTACTCCCCTTCTTCCGCTTTAATGGTGACGCTGGTCTCCGCACAGTCTCCGCTGACATCAGCCGAGATGAGCAAGTCCATGTAGCTGCTAATAGCCTTGTGTGTAAGGAGCTTGGGTTGGAAATCAGCCCTTCTCTTGACAAGTTGCGTAAGGCAACTATTAACTGGGTTATGACACCTCTCAAAGCGTCCACTAACAAATATCTGGACAAAAAATTTTGGCTGGATGCCAGTGATCGCTTGATGTATGAAGGGAAGGCTCCAGAGCTTTCTGATACAAAGCGAGCACGTATGCCTGCCTTCTTTGAACATGCTAACCCTAACTTACCGCAATATGCCTAGACCTCCATCAAAGGAGGTTGATGCTCGTTACAAGGATAACTTGAAACGTAGGTATAATTTAGAACTGAATGACTACATACGTATGTGTGAAGAGCAAGGCGGATTGTGTGCAATTTGCAGAACCTTTACTCCCAGACTATGTGTGGATCATTCACACGAAACTGGAGAGAATAGGGGATTACTGTGTCACAAATGTAACGTAGGTCTTGGTCAGTTTAATGACAACATTCAACTTCTAGCAGATGCAATCTCCTATCTCGCTAAACATGCTTGAGACCCATGGTCTCCAGTTTACTTCTCTCCTACAACAACTAGAAGAGAACTTCCCACCACTTAATCCCCACCCGGATGACTCACACTCATTAATTATGTACCGCTCTGGCCAACGTTCTGTGGTAGAGTGGATTCAACACCAACTCAACGAAGAGAACAATGGCTAAACAGAATCAACGTAAAGAAGTACGGCAAGAGGCACGGCAAGCCGCACAAGCAGGTACATTTAATCAATCTAATGTTCAGGCTATGCGCCAAGCTGGTGTACAGCCTCAAGCTATTCAAAACATTAGGGAGGTAGCTAGGCAAGCACCTGCAGCAGCATCTCAAGGTGTTAACCTTGGATATGGTGTGACTAATACTGGCTCACCTGGTGGGCTTAGTATGCCTGGTGGTACTAATGCTGCTGGTCAACCTATCCCTGCTAGTCAGGCTTCCAATGTATTTAAACTGAATATCCCATTCAGTACTGCTGGTGTAACTAACATCATGGGTAATCCCATGAACAACTTCGACACTGGATTCCAGGTAGTTGGGGACGGTGTTAACTGGCAGGATCCCAAGAATGCTGGGCTTCTAGGT